CGATACTTATACTAACCAAAGAAGCCGAGTAGTTGATGTTTTTAATGATACGACAGATGTTAGATTACTAGCTGTTCCGTATGATTATGCCAGAAGGCAGTCTCAAACTACAAATAACGAACAAGCTGAACCTGTACAATTTGCGGTAGCTGGGTATACAGCAACACAATCATTACAAGTTAGGTTTTATCAAACTCCTGATGCTACTTATAGTATGGTAATAGAGGTTGTAAATCCTCAAGATGATTTAAATGCAGATGACCAGTATACTAAAGTTCCTTGGTATCCTGTATATTTAAAAGCTCTTGCTTACGCTGTAAGGGAGCGCGGGGAAGATGAAGGAGAGCAATACTCTGAAATACATCGTGCTTATCAACAAGCAATAGGAGATGCTATCGCTTATGAACAACAGCATAAATATCAGGGCGATGGTGGAGATTGGAAAGTGCTTGGGGATTATTAATGCCAAGCCAACTCCAATCACTTGTATTAAGAGCACCTGGAATTTATGGGTTATCTACTGAGGGAGAGCAAGTACAGGCTTCCCCAGAGTATGCTAGAGAGGCTAATAATGTAGCGTATGATGCTGCAGGTAGATTAGGTAATCGTAAAGGGTTTAGTTCTACAAGTTCTAAGTATGCACTTACGTTAGGTTCTAATCCTATTACTACGGATTCTGCTACCGATGCAGCAGATACAGATGCTTTAGCGTCAGCACAACAACCTAGTGAATCTGATACAGCACCTGGAACTTTCCCTTTTACTATGGTGTCTGGTAGTTTGCCGCCCACTGCTCCTAGATTTGTAAGTGCTACTACAGCAGGAAGTAGTGATGGAGCTAAGACTGTTACTATTACAGGCACAGACGTAACTGATACTGCGGTAACAGAAACGCTTACATTGGCAGGGTCTGCTAGCACAGTTCTGGGTAGCCAGTTATTTAAAACGGTTACTTCGGCTACTATATCTGCTGCACCTGCAGCTAACGTAGAGTTAGGAGTACAAGCCTCTACCGAGTTAACTATCGCACATACCGCCCACGGTAGGGCAGTAGGAGATACTATAACTTTAAGTGGTTCTTCGGCTGTTGACGGAATAGATGCTGCTAAGATTAATGCGTCCCACGCACTAACTACTATTGTTAACGCTAACAGTTACAAAATAATAACATTAGATACAGTATCTTCGGGAAGTACAGCAGGAGGGGGTAGTTCTGTAGTCGCTAAGTTTGTAGGGTTACAAGCATACCCCGATATAGAGCAGTTGTTTCAATATAATGCTAGTGGCGGTAATAAACTAATAGCCACAGCTACGGTATCCAGCACTAGAAAAATATTTAAACTGGACTCACCATATAGCGACTTTGAAGATATAACGGGAAGTATAAGTCCTTCGGGTAACGATTGGCAGTTTGTTAATTTTAACGACAAAGTAATTGGAGCTAGAACAAGTAACACTATGGTTGCTTATACAGGTTCTAGTAATTTTGCAAACATAAGCGCAGCAAGTGGTACAGTACCGGACGGTAATATCGTTCACAGTGCATTTGGTAGATTGTGGGCGCAGAAAGCAGATACAGGGACAGGGCAAAATATTATAGCTTACTCTGCTTTACTAGACGAAACGCATTGGTCTACTGGAGCAGGAGAAATAAACGTACTAGGAACTGCGGGAGCAGTTGCTACGGGTTACGATGAGTTAGTTGCTATATCTTCTTTTGATGGGTTTTTAGTTGCATTTCTTAGGAATAGTATTGTTATTTATGATAGCCCAGAAGCTCCTGGTTCTCTTGCTATAGAACAAGTTATACAAGGTATAGGTTGCACAGCTAGAGATAGCGTACAGCAAGTAGGCGATGATATTTACTTTTTATCTGATACAGGGATTCGTTCTCTTAAACAGGTAGTATTTACAGCTAATCGAGTAGAATTAAAAGAAAGTTCTAAGATTGTAAGAAGAGACCTCGTAGATGANATGAANAGTCCTACGGGTAATCTGGCTAAGATACGTTCTAGTTATGACCCAAGAGAAGGGCAGTATTGGATTAAGTCCCCTAGTGGTACTATCTGGGTATTTAATAACCATTCGTTAACAGCTACCGAACAACCCAGAATAACTAAATATACAAATACAGATTGGTATAGCTTTGTATACTTTGAAGGAGATACCTTCCTTTCTTACAAAGGATGTATAGGAAAATATAGCGGTTATAATGATATAGATATTGCCACCAGCCCACCTTCTACAAAAACTTATACTTGTAGATGGGCGAGTAATTACGCAGACTTTGATACATCGAAGTTAAAGATATTAAAGAATGTGGGGGCAACAGTCTTTGGGGCCAGTGGACAACAGATTACTTTAGACTGGGATTTTGACCAAGGCAGTGCTAACAGTTCTTCGACATTAACAGTCAAGGGTGCTGGAGATTTGGCAGAGTGGAATGTAGCAGAGTGGGGATTATCAGAGTTTGCTGGAAGTATTGCCTTAGAAAAATTAAGGAGTTCTGCTTCCAGAATGGGAAGAACAGTTAGTTTAGGCTTAAGTTTTGTTTCTAACGGTAACGCAATGAGCGTAGAACAAATGTCTTTATTCGCAAAAATAGGGCGCGAGGATAAATAATAATGAGTGATTATACACAAACAACAGATTTTAGTGTAAAAGATAATCTTACAACAGGGGATGCCGCAAAGGTTATTAAAGGGAGCGATATAGATACAGAGTTATCTGCCATTGCTACAGCTATAGCTACCAAAGTAGAGTCAGGAGATATACCTTCTGGAAGTGCTATGGTATTTTTTCAAACTGCAGCCCCTTCTGGGTGGACTAAATCTACTGCTAANANTGANAAAGCACTAAGAGTTACGTCAGGAGATGGGGGAGGTACAGGAGGTAGTGTAGCATTTGAGACTGCTTTTGCTAGCCAAACTCCTGCGGGAACAAACGCAGGTACAGCCCTGTCTACTAGTCAACTTCCATCACACTCTCATGCAATCTATGCTAGTCAAGTAGGAGCAGCGGGGGGAGCAAACTACGCTACTTACGGAGCGAGTGGTGCAGAACAAACTTCGGCTACGGCAACAACAGGTTCGGGAGCCACACATACGCATACATTTACGGGGACAGCTATAGATTTGGATGTGCAGTATCTTAATGTAATCGTGTGTACTAAAGATTAGTATGAAACTAGAGTCTAAAGATAACTGTCCATTAAATAAATTTAAACCCTGTAAAAAATTTGATTGCGCTTGGTATATAAAAGTGATGGGTAAAGACCCACAAACTAATGCGGGTATAGAGGAGTGGCGATGTGCTATCTCCTGGTTTCCAATGTTGCTTATAGAGAACTCACAACGACAACTGCAGACAGGGGCAGCAGTAGAGTCCTTTCGTAACGAGATGGTGAAAGCTAACGAGGTGTCTAATAAAATCTTATTACAGAGTATGCTGAATGGAGAAAAAACTAACACTAAAATTATTGAAGACAAAACCTCTAATGTTGATTACTTGGAAAGATATAACGAGTAGTCATACAGGGTGGTTCGAGTCTGCAAAGAATTTAGAGACGGCTACAATAAAGACTCCTTGTTGGGTAATAGAGGAAGATGAGAAAGTCATTAAAGCGGTATCTTCCATAGGAACACACAGAGAAGATGTTTTCTTTGGGTTTGATACTATCATACCTAAAGGGTGCGTAGAAGAAATTAAAATATTAAAGAAACAGTGGTGGAGATAGTTTTATGAAAGGGTTAATACACGATATACAATATACGTTATATGCTCACGGAAGCGGAGACACAGCGATTACGGCTGTACCATCACTGCTTTACGGAGTTACCGTAACAGTAGCTACAGCAACGCAGACGATAACAATCAAGAATGGTTCCAGTGGAGATACTTTATTGATTATACCTGCCAGTACAGCAGTTAATACTTATTACGATTTTAACGGGATTAAACTAGACAGTGGTATCTATGTAGATTTAGGTAGTTCTGCGACTGGCAGTCTCAGAATAGATTGGAGTTACCCTCTTTAAGGAGACAAACAATGGGTTTAGGAGCTGAAATAGGCAGTTTGTTTGATAGCAAACCTAGCAAACAATATAAGAAAGCAAAAGCAGAGACCGAAAGAACTTTATTCGGTACTTTTGGAGCAGGACCACCAGATGGTCCGTTTGAAATGTCTGAGGGGTCTTATAGCAGT